TGAACAGCAAGGATGGGTATCAGTCCCACTGCAAAACGTGCGATAACCAACGAGTGGCCGAACGCAAGCTACGCAACGCCGAGCAAACACAGCACACGCAAGCCGTGGCAGACCGGAATAAGTACGCGAAGCGCAAAGAAACGATACTTGGGCGCAATAAAGGCTGGAAAGTAGCAAATCCCGGAAAAGTGCAAGCAATGGACGCCAAGCGTCGGGCTGCTACCCTCCAGAGAACACCGCTCTGGCTTACCGCAGACGATACTTGGGTGTTTGAGCAGGCATACGAACTGGCTGCAATGCGCACCAAAATGTTTGGTTTCGGGTGGCATGTTGACCACATCATTCCGTTGCAGGGTAGACTTGTATCTGGGCTTCATGTGCCGCATAATCTCAGGGTAATTCCAGCAATAGAAAACCTGCGCAAGTCAAACAAATTTACAGTTCAAACGACGTAAGGAGTCGATCATGGCATTCAAATCAGCAGCAGATGGCATAGCCTCCAAAGGCAAGACCAAGGGTAAAAACCTTGGCGATAGTGGCCCGACAGTTTCCATCCAAAAAGGTGGCAAGGGCGGCGCTGGCGGCAAGACTGATGCCGACATGCTTAAACTTGGCCGTGGTCTGGCTAAAGTTGCAAACCAAAAGCGAGGCTAATCATGGCTAAATTCAGCATGAAAAAAGACGGCAAAGAAGTTGGCCCAGCTAGCGTATACGCCAAGCCCCACACTATGGACGGCAAGGCTGGTACGGGTGCCAAAGTTATGCAAGACCCGAACAAACTTGCTGCCGACAAAATGACAAAGCAAACAGCTACACCCCGTGTAAGTATGGGTGACCCCGCTGCCGATAATGTCAAAACCTCGGGCATTAAAATCCGTGGCACTGGCGCAGCTACCAAGGGCTTGTATGCCCGAGGTCCTTTAGCCTAAACATGAGCACCCCCGTTGCCATCTACAAAATTGTTAATGCCTTAAACGGCAGGATGTACATCGGGCAGTCGGTAAACCCAATCTATCGTGCCAAGCAACACTTTTGGAAAAACAACAAGTGCGTAAAACTTGGCAATGCCGTCCAGAAATACGGGCGTGATAAATTTACTTTTTCCATCTTGTGTTGGTGTTCGGGTAAGGCGGATGCAAACGAGGTTGAAGAGTTACTTATTAGCTTGGGCAATACGCGGGTTGAGGGGTATAACATTACGCCGGGTGGGTTTGGTACTGGCGCAGGGGAAGACAATCCGTTTTTTGGCAGAACGCATAGCGCGGAGCTTAAAGCTAAACTGTCCGCCAACAGGGTTGGTAAACCTATGGCTGCTGAAACACGGGAAAAGATTGCAAAAGCAAACCGTAACCGTACAATGGCAGAAGCCACAAAAGAAAAACTACGCGCAAGGGGAAAATCGGAATTTTGCAGCGAACGTACAGCAGCCGCAAATAAAGTCCGTGTGTGGAGCGCAGAGTCAAAGGCAAAGTTGGTTGCACATAATACGGGGCGAAAAATGTCGGACGAAGCAAAAGCTAAGATCGCGGCGGCAAACAAAGCACGTATTTGGACGCCAGAGTCCAGAGCTAGGCTTGCCAGAGCTAAAACCAAGGTGATGGCATGAACTACTCGCAGCTCGTCGCGGCCATTGAGTCGTACACGGAAAATCAGTTCCCAGCCACAACTCTGGCGGACGGCTCCACCGTGTCCAGCACACAACAGATTAACCGTCTGATTGAGCAGGCCGAGCAGCGTATTTACAACTCAGTGCAGTTCCCGTCTTTGCGGCGCAACGTCACGGGCACAGCGTCCATCGCAAACAAGTACTTGGCATGTCCAGCGGACTTCTTGGCGGTGTACTCAATGGCTGTCATCGACGCTACCGGCGCGTACGAGTACTTGCTGAACAAGGACGTGAATTTCATCCGTCAAGCGTACCCAAAGCCAACCGATTTGGCGATCCCCAAGTACTACGCCTTGTTTGGTCCTTCGTATTTCAACTCAGACGAGTTGACGTTCATCCTTGGCCCAACACCCGACGCGCAATACTCTGTTGAACTGCACTACTTTTATTACCCGGAGTCGATCACGACAGCAGGTACGACATGGCTGGGCGACAACTTCGATTCGGTGCTGTTGTATGGCAGCTTGGTCGAGGCGTACACATACATGAAGGGCGAGACCGATCTGGTCACCTTGTACAACACCAAGTACAACGAAGCGCTTGCTCTGGCTAAGCGCCTTGGCGACGGGATGGAGCGGCAAGATGCCTACCGCAGTGGTCAGGTTAGGATTGCAGTCACATGACCATAGCCCAAACATCGACAACTAGCTTCAAGGTAGAACTGCTTCAGGCGGTTCACAACTTTGGCCCAACGTCCGCCGACACCTTCAAGATCGCACTGTACACCGCACTGTCTACGATTGGTCCCAGCACGGCTGTATATACAACGACGGCTGAAGTCGTGGGTGCGGGCTATACGGCTGGCGGGAATACGCTGGTCATCTCTACAAGCCCCACGTCTGGCAGCAACAACCTGAGTGTGCCGACTGCGTTCATCAGCTTTGCCAACTCATCTTGGCCTGCCTCGACGTTTACAGCCCGTGGCGCTCTAATTTACAACAGCACTGAGGGCAATAAATCAGTGGCCGTATTAGACTTCGGTGCAGACAAGACAGTCAGCAATGACACTTTCCAAGTTATTTTCCCCACTGCCGATGCCACCAGCGCAATCGTGCGAATCAGCTAAACAGGAGCTACCATGCCTACTTTTGAAACCAGCCACGCCCAAGACAAATTTGCCGGGGCCGTGAGCAGCACAAACAAATCCGATACTTGCGCCAAAGCGGGCGGGGTGTTTACCATCCAGTGCCGTGACAAGGACGGTCTTCTAAAGTGGGAAGCCAGCAAGCACAATCTCGTGGTCAACGTCGGCCTCAAAGACATGAATGACAAGTACTTCACAGGCAGCGCTTATACGGCTGCTTGGTACATTGGTTTGTACGGCGCTGGAGCATCGAACACACCCGCTGCTGGCGACACAATGTCTTCGCATATTGGCTGGACGGAAGTCACGGCGTACAGTCAGGCAACTCGTCCGGTGGCTACGTTTGCCGCAGCCACTACAGCCGATCCGTCAGTTATCACCAACTCGGCTTCTCCAGCGGTGTACAGCATCAACGGAACCACTACGGTTGGCGGTGCTTTCTTGACATCAGACAATACCAAGGGTGGTACAACAGGCACGTTGTTTTCCGCAGCAGATTTTGCCGCCCCCGGTGATCGCTCGGTGGTGTCTGGTGATACCCTGACCGTGACCTATACATTCAGCCTCGACGCTGCGTAAGGAGCCAACATGGCAACCGCATTCAAACCGTGCCGCAAGGCCCGGTGCTTTCACTGCGTATGGATGACGAAGGTCAGGTGTTTTGCCTGATCGAGTGGACAGACAATAATGGCAACACGCAGCAGCGTTGGTTTGCAGAAGATGACCTGATCGGAGTTTAATATGGCGCTTGTTCTTGCTGATCGTGTTCGGGAAACTTCAACAACCACCGGCACGGTAGCAGTGGTGCTGGCGGGAGCATACCCGAGCTTCCAGAGTTTTTCGGCAACCGTGGGTAACGGCAACACCACGTACTACGCGATCTCTAACTTGGCCGCAGGCGAGTGGGAAGTGGGTATTGGCACGTACACGTCTAGCGGCAACACACTTAGCCGGGACACAGTACTGTCATCTAGTAACGCTGGCAACTTGGTCAATTTTCTAGCGGGCACCAAAGATGTTATCTGCACCCAGCCATCAGAGCGTGCTGTGTATGTAGAAGGAACAAACATTGTTGCCAATAACGCTGCAACTTTACCAATTACAACAGTTGGTGGGCTTGGTACAGGTGTAGCAACGGCTCTTGCGGTCAACGTAGGCACTGCTGGTGCTCCAGTAGTCAATGGCGGGGTGTTAGGAACTCCATCGTCTGGCACAGTTACCAACCTTACAGGCACAGCCTCCATCAACATCAACGGCACTGTGGGCGCTACAACCCCTGCGGCTGGTGCG